AGAAACCCTGGGATGAGTTGTGTGATTCCAAGAGGAATGGAAAGTTGTGGCCTGTTGCGGAAGGGCGTGTGTGGCTCGCACCCGAGGGAGCCTGCATGCCGGCTACGCAAATGGCCGCGTTCGTTCCTGTGGAAAACCCCCGAGGTAAATTGGTAGTTGAGTATAACGGATTGCGGTTTGACAGCTTTGAAGTGTTGGATCTGAGTTCAACCCGTGAGCGCGAGGGCAAGGGGATGTATCCTCTTGTTTATTGCGTTTGTAACATGGGTTGTCCTGCCAACACGGAGGTTAATTATGCTGTAGCCGTATCGCATCGGTTTCGTGTGCAACCGGAATTCTCTCCCGATGGCCAGTTCATTGAGGAAGGGTTTCAGGTGCTATCTAGGTTGTACGCAGGCAATTTGGATACCTTTGTCGTTCGCGATGAGGAGTGCGCCAGGCGTATGGGGGGGGCGCGAGGTGCTCGCTTGCGCCGGTCCCAGATAGCCGTGAACTTTTCCAGTGACAAGGTGGTTTGTAAAACAATGATGAAGTGCAATGAGACTATCGCTTTCCGTGATGGTGAATTGGTAATGAAACCGCGTATGATTTGTCCCGTAGGGCATTCTAACGCGTTGTTGTTGCCACAGTCGCGGGGGGTTGATATGCTTATGCATGAGTTGTTTCATGGGCAACCTGTCTCGTTGGGCGGCCATGTGGTGGCGCTGCATTATTGCAGTGGTTATTCTGCGCAGGAATTGAGTGAGGTCATGCGCCAAATGAGTGAGGCTGAGGGTATCGTCATTGCAGTTTGCGGTGATGATACGTTGGCATGTGCGTATGGGCAGTTCGTTGAGAACGACTACTCTATGTATGACACCACACAGACCAAGCAGTTGTTGGCTGCAGCCAAGCCGATGCTGCGGTCTTGGGGTGTCACTGCTGAATGGTGGGCGCTGTTTGAGCAGTTGTTCACCGGGCCTTTGACGAGTGAGGCGCATTGTCCTTTGAAATTGGAGCTTGATGTTGGCGCTATGCAGCGGAGCGGATTGGCGTCGACCACATGGTGGAATTCATTGTGTAATTTCGCCGTGGGTTTGAGTGCTGTGAAGGAGTTCGAGCGGGGGCTGGATTTTAGTGAGGCGTTTATCAATGCCGCACAGCGATTCGGTTTCAGCTCGAAGTGCCGTGCTGTGGACGTGCATGAGGCCACGTTCTTGAAGGGGTGGTGGTGCCCTGCCAGTGGTGATGTTCCGCTTGCATGGATGCCGCTTCCCG